AGTGCGATGCGATGACATGGCTCCGAAAAGCAAGTCACGGCACAGAGCGAACTTTGGTTATGACCACGGTAAGGCTGTGCTTTGCTCCAACATTCACCAAAAAGCAAATGGAGAAGGCGATGTTTGAATCAGGATTTGATAAGTTTTGGATTGCTTACCCTAAGACTCCCCGCAAAGGCGCAAAGTCTGAATGTCAAAAAAAGTGGGTCAAGTTTTACTGCGAGACTCAGGCCGACCAAATCATCAAGCACATTGAATGGATGAAGACCACCGAACAATGGCTAAAGTCAAACGGCGCATTCATTCCTGCGCCTTTGGTTTACCTTAATCAACAACGCTGGGACGGGGCTGAAGTGCCTGAGATGCCCGCCAAGATTGATTCTGCGCTGCAAAAGATTTTTGAAGATGACAAAAAAGCCGCACCTATGCCTGACCACATTCGGAAACGCTTAAACGAATTGCGTGGTCGCCGTGTATGACCCCGAAGCTATCCGCGCCCGTGTGTTTGCCGACATGGTGCGTTTATGCCGTTTGCCAGCCTGGAAAGAATGGGCATGGCGCGAAGTGCAACACATGGATGAAGATGCTTTGTTTGCGGGCATCAAGGCCCATGTTTTGGAAGAAATGAAAAAATGAAATTTCTTAGTGTTTGCAGCGGGATCGAGGCGGCAAGTGTCGCTTGGCATCCATTGGGCTGGGAATCGGTGGCGTATTCGGAAATTGAGCCGTTCCCTTGCCAAGTGCTAAAGCACCATTACCCAACCGTGCCCAACTTGGGCGATATGACCAAATTTAAGGAGTGGCCTGATGCAGATGTCGATGTTTTCGTTGGAGGAACACCATGCCAATCTTTCTCAGTTGCAGGACTCAGAAAAGGATTGGATGACCCGCGTGGCAACCTCATGCTTACCTATCTTGCCATTGCTAAACGATATCGCCCCAACTGGTTGGTCTGGGAAAACGTCCCCGGCGTTTTGTCCTCCGCTGGAGGACGGGACTTTGGTTCCCTCCTCGGAGGGTTGGCAGTCCTCGGGTATGGGTTCGCATACAGGGTGCTTGACGCTCAATATTTCGGAGTGGCCCAGCGACGCCGCCGTGTGTTCGTTGTCGGATACTTTGGAGACTGGCGACCTGCCGCAGCGGTACTTTTTGAGCGCCATAGCTTGCAGGGGCATCCTGCGCCGAGCCGAGAAAAGGAAAAAGGTTTTGCCGCCAGCGTTGCATCAGGCTCTCCTATCAGTGACTATGATGTCGCAGGAACCCTTGACAAAGGAGTGCCCGGAAGAGGAATAGGGCATAACGGGAACTACGATTCGCAAGTGGTTTCAGTCGGTAGCCTATGCGCCAGAACAGGGAGAAACAACAGTGTTCAAGATGGAGAACAAGGACACTTGTTAGCCACCCAGCCAATTCCAATTGACTCCATGAACCACATTGGTCGAGGCGACAAGCACAGCATGGGTGACTTTGTGGCTGGCGCACCCAGCTACACGCTTACCAAAGGGCACAGCCATGCGGTGGCGCAACCCATTGCGCTTGCCGAGAACACCATAGGACGTAAGCCTGAGAATGGCGGCAATGGTGACGGGTTTACTGATGGCGGGCCTATGTACACGCTGAATGCAACGGGTGTACATGGCGTAGCGCAGCCATTACCCTTTGGCGTATCAGAAAAGCCTGATGTTGGGCATTGCTTATGGTCAGGCGCAAGTAAAGCAGATAAACATGAAAGCACAACTTATGTCGCGCAACCCATTGCATTCAGCGGAAAAATGTCAAACCCGCAGACTGATGTGGACATGACTCAGACATTGGGAGCCAAGAATCCAATGGCGGTGGCAGTAGGCACAGATTGCTACAACGGCACGATTACTGGCGATATCACCATGACGTTAAAGCGCGGAGATGGCAACCCTGCAATTAACCAACCTACAGTATTACAAGCAATGGCGGTACGCCGCCTGACTCCCGTGGAATGCGAGCGTCTGCAAGGCTTTCCTGACCACTACACCGACATCCAGCCAAAGGGCAAGGCAACCCCTGACGGGCCTCGATACAAAGCGCTGGGCAACTCAATGGCTGTGCCTGTGATGGGTTGGATTGGCAAAAGAATTCAACAAGTGAATGCTTTGCTATGAGACACGCAGCCAGGGTTGACGCAAATCAGCAGGCCATAGTTGCTGCGCTGCGGGCGGCTGGCGCTTATGTGTGGATTATTGGCCTGCCGGTTGACCTTTTGGTTGGCTATCAACAGCACACTTACTTGATGGAAATCAAAACCACCTCTAAAAAGCGTTTAACGGGGCTACAAGCCGACTTTTTTGAAAAGTGGGCCGGTGGCACGCTATGCAGGGTTGACAGCCCACAAGCGGCTTTACAAATGATTGGGGTTGCCAATGCGGAGCCTTGAACAAAACCGCATGATGTGGGCAAACCTTGAAGACATTGCCCAGCAAGTGGTGTGGTACGGTGTTAAGCTGACAAAGGACGAATGGAAAGACGTTTTGACCGCTGCGCTTAAAAAACAAAAGGTTGTGCCTGGCATAGAAGGCGGTTTTGTCGTGATTGGTGCGCGAACCAGCAAGATGACCGTGCCCGAAATGACCGAACTGATTGAGTTATCCACAGCCTTTGGCACACAACAAGGCGTGAAATTTCGCGCTTTTGTTGATGATTAAGTGCCCCGTGTGCGGGACGTGGACAATCGTGAAAGAGACGCGATTGGAAGCTGGCAACACCCGCCGCCGCCGAATTGAATGCGCCAATATGCACCGATTCACTACCTTGGAGACTGTAATTGCTACAAAAACACGCATACGTCAGAAGCAAAAAGCTGCTGAAATTAGTGGCAAGCCTTGATTGCCAATGCTGCGGGTCAGGCAACATGGTGCAGGCGGCACATACAAATTGGGGCGGCGGCAAAGGTCGGGGCATTAAAGCCGACGATAATTTAGTGGCTGCGCTGTGCTTACATTGCCATTTTGAGATTGACCAAGGCGCAAATTTGGACAAGAATCAGCGCCAGCAGATGTGGAACAAGGCGCACCAAAGGACTGTGGACGCATTAACCAGCATGGGGCAATGGCCTAAAGACGTACCATTGCCTTACAATGGGGCTTTAGAGGTGGCACTATGAAAAAGAATGTCGCGGACTTTATTTCAACCATGCTGCACAGCGGCACGGTTACCCATTTCATGCACTTGGCGACCGACAGCTTTGCCGTACACATGGCATTGGGCGCGTATTACACAGAAATCATTGAACTGACCGACCAATTTGCCGAGGCATACGCCGGTTGTTACGAAAAAATCAAGGATTACCCCGAAAACTTCCACAACGCCAAAGACCCGCAGAAGTACATGGCAAGCATCAAGGCTTTCATTGACAAGAATCGCGTGGCTTTGCCGGAAGACAGCGAATTGCAAAACATCGTGGACGAAATTGCCGCGCTGGTGGACTCTACGATTTACAAGCTAACCCTCAAATGATCCGCATATTTGCAGGATACGATCCTCGGGAAGCCGTGGGTTACCATGTATTCTGCCAATCGGTCATAGAGCGCACAAAGGGGCTGGTCAGCATAACGCCCTTGTCTGGCAAGCAGCGTGACGGCACAAACGCATTCACCTACCAGCGGTTTTTAGTCCCATTCTTGTGCGGATTCCAAGGCAAGGCCATATTCTTGGATGGCAGCGATATGCTCATGCTGGCAGACATTGAAGATTTGGAAAGCCTGTTCGATGCGCGCTATGCCGTCCAGGTGGTCAAACACGACTATCAGACCAAGCACCCAAGGAAGTACATTGGCACACCGATGGAAGCCCGAAACGGCGATTATCCGAGAAAAAACTGGTCAAGCCTGATGCTGTGGAACTGCGAACACAACCGCAACAGGGTGCTGACACCGGAATTCATTGAGGAATCCAGCGGCGAAGAACTGCACCGATTCCAATGGTTGCCCGACTCATTGATTGGCGACTTGCCAAGGGAATGGAACGTGTTGGTGGGCGAACACGACCATCTGTGGACAAAAATCGCGCATTACACGCTGGGCATACCGGAATTTGACCACTACGCCAATTGCGACTACAGTAAACCGTGGTTCAACACCAAGAGCCGTATGTTGGACGGCCTAATTAAGATGAAGGACGCATATGCCGAGCACTAGCGACAAACAAGCCAAATTCATGGCAGCAGCCGCCCACAACCCAAAATTTGCAAAAATGGCAGGTATTCCTGTTAAGGTGGCAAAGGAATACAACAAGGATGACCAAGCCAAAGCACCGCCGCCAAAGAAAAAATAATGGCTGATTACCGACAATTAGCTGGTGCGCTGACCAACAGCGACACAATACAGGCCACACCAAGAAATCCGGTGTTGGGCGGTGTTGCTGATTTATTGGGCATGGCCTATAAGCTGCCGGAAATGCCCCGCATAGGCGTGCCTGGCATTGATTTTCTAGCGGCAAATCGCAAAAAAGTGTTGGATTTGCTTCAAATGGGCGATGTCCAAAAGACCGCCGATGCCTTGTCTTACGGCAATGCAATTGGAACAGGCAAAGGCATGACTTACCGCCCAAAGGACGAAACCATTGGCGCTGCGCTGGCAATTGCACCGTTTGCTGGCAAAGCTATTCGCGCCACAGAAGGCTTGCCGGTAGGTGCAAGCACTAAGCTGATTGAGAAAAATATTTTTGATGATGCAACAAAATACCATCAAAAAGTTCCTGAGATTACATCAATAAATATTGGCAATTTGAAACGTATGAACGCTGGAGAAGTTGCAGATGTTTCTGATGAAGTAGCCGCCAACATGGATTTTTCTAAACCTATTCAAGTTTCTGTTTTTTCTGATGGTGAACTAAGAATTGTTGATGGTCACCATAGAGTTGCAGCGGCAAAAAAATTAGGAATGACAACGTTGCCCGTTGACTTGCAAGCAATCAATGCCAAAGGTTCAACATTAAACCAGTTGGCTTTAGACTCCAACTATTCCCAAATAACAAAAAAGCCATAAAGAATGGGTTCTATATGACTTCAGAATCTAAAGTAGGCAAAACTAGAAAGAAAACAGGCGGTCGCACGGGTGGAACACCCAACAAGGCCACACAACAAGCGCGTGAGGCCATTGCGCTGTTTGTTGATGGCAATGCCCATAGACTGACCGAATGGCTTGATACGGTCGCATACGGCGATCCCGAGCATGACATCAAGCCCAATCCGGCAAAGGCGTTTGAACTGTTCCAATCGGTGGTCGAATACCATGTGCCCAAGCTGGCAAGGACTGAAGTCACAGGCGCAGACCAAGGGCCGGTGGAAATGGTAGTGACATGGGCAAACGGGAAATAATCCTGCCGTATAGCCCTCGGGACGCATTTATGCCGTTCCACAATAGAACAACCCGCTGGAGTTGCCTAGTTGCCCATAGACGGGCCGGTAAGACTGTGGCGGCAATCAATGATGTGATCAAGCGGGCAATTACAGAAGGACATCGAGGCGCACAGTATGCTTACATTGCGCCATTCCGCAGCCAGGCCAAGCGGGTGGCATGGGATTACCTTAAGCACTACGCCGCGCCCATCACCAGCACAAGCAATGAATCCGACCTGATGGTGGAACTCATAAACGGCGCAAAAATCATGCTGTTTGGCGGTGACAATGCTGATGCCATGCGCGGGATGGGTTTCAATGGGGTCTATCTTGACGAATACGGCGACTTCCGACCTTCGGTTTGGGGCAATGTCATTCGGCCTACGCTGTCCGACCGGTTGGGTTGGGCGGTCTTTGGCGGCACTCCCAAGGGAAAAAACCAGTTTCACGACATTTACAAAGTCAGCCAAGCAACGCCGGATTGGTTTTTGCTGCGGTTACCGGCATCTGTAAGCAAAATCTTGCCTAATTCCGAACTGGCGGCGGCAAGGGCGCAGTTAAGCCAAGACCAATTCGACCAAGAATACGAATGCAGCTTTGATGCGGCAATCATGGGCGCTTACTACGGGCAAGAGATGCGCTTGGTTGACCATGAGGGCCGAATCCGCGAATTGGCGTTTGACCCTGATGCGCCGGTATACAGCGCCTGGGATTTGGGTTACCGCGATGACACGGCGGTGTGGTTCTATCAAGTGATCCGAGGCGAGATCAGGGTCATGGACTATTACGCCGTATCAGGCGCAGGCATTGAGGACATAGCCCAAGTGGTAATCGACAAGGGCTATCGGTACACTAAACACTACCTACCGCATGACGCACGGGCAAAGACGCTGGCATCGGGCGGCAAATCCATTGTGGAACAGCTTGCGGCCCACCTTGGCGGTATGAGCAAACTTGCAATCGTGCCTGAGATTGGCATCCAAGACGGCATCCAAGCGGTCAGGATGGTGCTGCCTCGGTGCTATTTCGACCCAAGCTGTGAGGAAGGGCTGGAGGCGCTGCGCCAATATCAGCGGGAATACGACGAGGACAAGAAGGCATTTCGACAAAATCCCCGCCATGATTGGTGTTCACACCCAGCGGATGCATTTAGAATGTTAGCCGTGGCCTACCGGCAAGAGGCTAGAGATCAAACGCCGCCCAAGGGCAAGACCCTGCAAACCATCACATTGGATGAGTTGTGGGAATATGACACGCAACGACATCGTGGAGAACGAATATGAGCCAACCCGTAGCCGAAGTAGGTGGATACAAGAACATTACAGCAACCGGCGCAGTAACGCCTGGCCCGTGCCAATTGATTGGCTTTTACGTCAACAACACAACTAGCGGCACTTTGGTGCTACGCAATGGCGGTTCCGGCGGCGAAGTGATGTCCGGCACGATTACACCCGCCATCGGGTTTCACCGATTCCCCGCCAATGTGGGCGTAAGCCTCTACGCTACGATTGGTGGCAGCGCATTGGACGTTACATTCTTCTTTGCTGCGGGTAGCTGATGGCTTATCAAGAAATGGGTGCATACGAGGGCGATGACCCTGGCCCGTATTGGCACGACCAAATAGAGGCCGCCCAAAAGGTCTTTGAAAAGTGGGAAAAGCGCGGACATAAGATCATCAAGCGCTATCGGGATGAGCGCGATGCGGTAGAAATGCCCCGTGTTCGCTACAACATTTTGTGGTCAAACATTCAAGTGTTGTTTCCTGCGCTGTACGGCAGGCAAGCCAAGCCCGAAGTCTCCCGTCGATACATGGATCAAGACCCCGTTGGTCGGTTGGCATCCACGATGTTGGAACGGGTGATGGAGTACGAAACCCTCCAATTCGGCGACTTTGACCAAGCCATGCGCGGCGTGGTGGAAGACCGATTGCTGCCTGGTCGCGGTACGGCGTGGATTCGCTATGAGCCGGTAATTGTCAATGAACGGCCTGAAGTAAGCGAGGCCGCCGTTGATGTAGAAGAACCAGGCGAAGCGCAGATTTACAACAGCCAAGAAGAACCAACAGAGCGCATTGATGCGGCGCACAGCCCCATTGATTACGTCTATTGGACAGATTTCCTGCACAGCCCTGCCCGCACATGGGACGAAGTTTGGTGGGTGGCCCGCGCCGTCTACATGACCAAGGATGAGGGCATTGAGCGTTTTGGCGATGTCTTTAAGAATGTGGGTTTAGACAGCAGCAACACGGACATGGATGCCAAAAATCCAATGACCGCCCGCAACACCTACGACAAAAAAGCCAAGGTTTTTGAGATTTGGAACAAGCGCACCGGCAAAGTCTGTTGGGTTGCCAAAGGTTATCCACAGGCGCTAGATGAGCGCGACGATCCGCTGGAACTGGAAGAATTTTTCCCTTGCCCGCGCCCGCTGATGGCGACCACCACCACAGGGACGATGATCCCCGTGCCGGACTATGCTGAATACGAAGATCAAGCGCAGGAACTGGACAATCTGACCCAGCGCATTTACTTGCTGACCAAGGCTTGTAAAGCGGTCGGTGTGTTCAATGCCGAATTTAAGGAATTGGGCCGTTTGTTCACCGAAGGCGTGGACAACAAGCTGTTCCCCGTGACCGCATGGGCGGCAATGAGCGAAAAGGGCGGCTTGAAGGGCGCTATCGACATGATGGACACCTCAACCATCATTGTTACATTGCGGGAACTGTACGCCGCACGGGAGCAAGTCAAGCAAGCCATCTACGAAATCATGGGCATTTCGGACATCCTGCGCGGTGCATCCAAAGCCCAAGAAACCCTTGGCGCACAGCAGCTAAAGGCCAACTTTGGCAGCTTGCGGATGCGAAGCAGCCAAGGCGATGTGGCGCGGTTTGCGTCTGACATCTTCAAACTGAAGGCGCAAGTAATTTGCAAGTTTTACCCGCCTGAGTTGATTGTGCAGATGTCTGGTGTGATGGACACACCCGATGGGCAAGACCCGCAACTGCTGCAAGCCGCTGTGCAAATGCTGTCCAACAGCACCATCCGCGATTTCCACATTGCGGTTGAAGCCGACAGCTTGGCGCAGATTGACGAACAAGCTGAGAAACAAGGCGCACAAGAGGCCATCCAAGCCATTGGACTGTTTTTGCGTGAAGCAATCCCCATGATTAGCGCAGCGCCCGAAACCCTGCCAATGGCATCTGAGATGCTGCTGTTCTTGGTGCGCCGATTCCGCGCCGGTCGCGGGCTGGAAAGCGCAGTTGAACGCGCCATGAAAGCCTTGGAAGAAAAGGCGGCAATGGCTAAACAGCAACCGGCTGGCCCGCCGCCTGAGATGATGCAAATCCAAGCTGACCAACAGGCAGAACAGATGAAGATGCAAGCGCAAGCGCAAACTGAGCAAATGAAAATGCAGGCGCAGGCCCAAATCGAACAAGGCAAGGCGCAGCTTGAAATGCAGATGCACCAAGCCAAAATGCAAGCAGAAATGCAATTGGCGCAGATGAAAGCTGACTTTGAGACTGCCAAGCAAAATAACGAATTGCAGATAAAGGCCCGTGAAATGGCCGGTAAGGAAGAATATGAACGATGGAAAGCCGAACTGGATGCAGCGACCAAAATCATGGTGGCTCGCATTGGTAGCAACCCTGGAATCGACCTACCGGTGGTTGAAGCAGCGGCTGCACAAATAACCAACGAACTGGGCGGCACAATCGTCCAGGCAATGGACAAGATCACTGCTTTGCACGACAACATGGCAAATCTGCACGGCGAATCCATGCAGAACATTGGCGCTGCCATGCAAAAGCTGACCGCACCCAAGCGGGTCATTCGCGGCCCTGATGGAATGGTGGTCGGCGTGGAGGCCGTTCAATGAGCCTTGTTCTCGCGGATCGGGTCAGACAGACATCCACGACAACGGGATCGGGCACATTTACGCTGGACGGGTCGGTTACCGGCTTTCAGTCATTCAGCGCAATAGGCGATGGGAACACGACCTATTACACAATCACGCTGGATGCCCAATGGGAAGTAGGCATAGGAACGTATTCAGCAGGCACATTAGCCCGTGACACGGTAATTTCGTCCAGTACCGGCAGCAAAATTGTTTTTGGCGCAGGCACAAAAGATGTGTTTGTAACCTTGCCTGCTGAAAATACTGTAACTTCTATTGCATCCGCTGATGGAAGCGTTATTGTCACCACGGTTGGTTCGGTTGTTGATCTTGCGGTATCGCAAACATCTCCAGCCTCTGTGCTTGTTGAACAAGTGCGAAATTCCACCGGTGCAACCTTGACAAAGGGAACAGCGGTTTATATCTCAGGCGCTACAGGACAACTTCCAACCGTTTCCAAGGCTCTAGCAACAAGCGATGCCACATCAGCGCAAACTTTGGGGTTAATAACAAGTGATTTGGAAAACAATTCAAATGGCTATGTAACCATTATTGGATTGGTCAATGACCTTGACACATCAGCATATACCGATGGAGTGCAGCTTTATTTAAGCCCAACCACAGCAGGCGCTTTGACAGTGACAAAGCCATATGCGCCACAGCATCTTGTTTATGTTGCTGTTGTTGCCCATGCACACCCAGTTCATGGCAAGTTGATTGTCAAGGTGCAAAACGGTTACGAGATGGATGAATTGCACAATGTTTCGGCACAAAACCCAAACAATGGCGACATATTGGTTTACAACTCGGCAACAAGCCTGTGGGTGGCAGGCGCACAATCAGCCACTTGGGGAGCGTAGGTGTTTGGCTTTTCAGCCTTTGCTGCGCTGCCATTCAACACCGCATATGAAGGTGCGCCCGCGCCACCGGCAGAAATTCTATTAGGCGGGCATTTTGGGTTTGACGAAAAGAAGCGCGACCAACAATGGGACGCTGACCGGCGGGCTGAAAAGCAACGCAAATTAAAGCTGCGCGAAGCCTTGTTTGGCTTGCCGCCAGCAGAGCGCGAAGAAATAACCAGCGCACCAACTCAGGCCATTGAGATTGCCGCCCGTGACCCGATTGACTATGCCGCAATGATGGAAAAAGTAAGACAGCTTGAATTTCGGATAAAATTGCGCCGTGATGACGAAGAAATCGCACAACTACTGGAAATGCTATGAAAGAAACATGGGTTTTCCCGTCTGACGGCTCCGAGCCTTATGAGCGAAGCAAAGGGCCGACCGCTGACCGCATGATGATCTTTGGCGACATTGAGCCTTTTCGGTCGCCTGACGGTCAGATGATCATGGGCCGCGCACAATGGCGCGAACACTTGAAGGCAACCGATACCATTGAGATGGGCCATTCGGATGTCAAATACGCCAAAGAACAATGGCAAAAGAAAAAAGAGGCACATACCGCCCGCTTGCGTGGACAAGTGGCACGGGTGCAGGAATTTGACCGCCCAGGCGCACCTATTGCGCCAGTGCAGCGCAGCAACTTGAACGTGGAGATGGCGAATCGGCTACACAACCGACCGCCGCCCGAACGCAAGGAAATGATCAAAATGACCCTCGACCAAATGAAAAGGATGAAATGATGGAAAACGAAGTTGTCGCACCCGACACGACCGAAGCACCAGCACCCGAAGCCCCTGCGGTTTCTACACCCGAGCCGCAAAGCCGCGCCGACACGATCCGCGAGGCATTGGCAAAAACATCATCTGATCCTGCAAACCAAGGCAAACCAAGCCAGCCCCGTGAAAAGGGCAAGTTTGCGCCAAAATTCCCAACTAGCGAATCCCAAGCACCCAACACGCCCGAAAAACCTCGGGTGGATATGCCCAAATCTTTGCGGTTGGAACTGAAAGACCATTGGGAAAAAGCCCCGCAAGAACTTCAGCAAGCCTTTGCCCAGCGCGATGCCGATTACGAAAAAGGCATCAGCCAGTACAAAACACGGGATGCCGAGGCACGGGCCATCACAGAGCAATTTGCCCCGTATGAGTGGATTTTGCGGAATGAAGGCACGACTCCAGCGCAGGCTATTGCTCCCCTTTTGCAGACTGCGGCCTTGTTGCGGACGGGCACACCGGCGCAAAAGAGCCAAGCCGTGGCCCACATGATTCAGCAGTTTCAGATTCCGATTGACCAAGTTTCTGCCCATTTGGGCGGGACTGCACCGGTTCAGCAGGATTCGCATTACAATGATCTCGCGCAACAAGTACAGCAATTGACGCAACACATAACGCAGCAGCAGTACCAAGCGCAGAAATCGAACGAAAACAGGGCACTCTCTGTTATCCAGCAGTTTGCGAGCGACCCCGCAAATCTGCATTTTGAGGCAGTTTCCGACCGGATGTTGCAGCTTCTCCAAGCGCCACAGGTTTTAGGAGACACAAGTCAGATGTCCGAACGCGAGAAATTGCAATTGGCATATGACACGGCAATTAGGCTTGATCCGCAAATAGCGCAAAGTTTGTATGCTCAACAGCAACAGCAGTCGCAAGCGCAAGCCCAAGTGCAGAGAGCAAGAACAGCGGCGGTAAGTGTGCGCGGCGCACCTGGTGGCAGCGCAAACCCCGTCATTAATCAAACCGACCGGCGGGCCGTGATAGCCAATGCGCTACGGTCTTTCGGTTAAATAGGAGTTAGTCATGGCATACGCAAATGCAAACTACTCAGACGTTTTGGCAACGACCATTGAATCGCGTTCCGGCACAGTCGCCGATAACGTGACCAAAAACAATGCTTTGCTGACCCGTCTGCGTGAAAAAGGACGGTACAAGCCGTTCACCGGCGGTTCGACCATTCTTCAAGAATTGTCGTTCCAAGCAAACTCAACCGCAATGTATTACTCGGGCGCTGAAGTCTTGGACATCAGCCCTGCGGACGTTATCAGCGCGGCTCAGTTCCCCATCAAGCAGGCCGCAGTCGCTGTGACCATCAATGGCTTGGAAATGCTCCAAAACAGCGGCGAAGAACAGATCATTGATTTGTTTGACGCACGTTTGGACGTTGCCGAGGCATCGATTGAAAACTTGATCTCGACCGGTATCTATTCGGACGGCACAGCCAACAACGGCAAGCAAATCACCGGTCTGCAAGCTATGGTAGTTGCATCGCCCTCTACTGGTGTGGTTGGCGGTATTGATCGCAGCACATGGTCTTTTTGGCGCAATCAGACGTTTGACTTTTCAACCGACCTTGGCGTATCCGCATCGTCGTCTAACATTCAGACCGGTTTTAACCGTTTGTATGCCAAAACCTCGCGTGGAAGTGACGTTGTTGATTTGATTTTGTTGGACAACAACCTGTGGGGATTCTTCATGTCTTCCCTGCAAAACATCCAGCGTTTCCCTGGTTCATCGAAAATGGCTGAACTCGGCTTTGTTGCAAGCAAATACATGAACGCTGATGTGGTGTTGGACGGTGGTATTGGCGGCAATATTCCCGCTTCTACTGGCTATTTCTTGAATAGCAAGTACATCTTCTTCCGACCACACACCAACCGCAATTTCGTCCCAATTGGCGATGAGCGCATGAGTACCAACCAGGATGCCATCGTGCGCCTGATTGGATGGGCCGGTAATATGACTGCCTCGGGACTCCAGTTCCAAGGCGTGATGACTGAATAAGGAGAATCATCATGGCTGATTACGTCACCGATGGAAAAATTGGTATTGACCTGACCGCAACCTATGCGTCTACGTCTGCCGGTTCCACTAGCCTGTTCCCCGTTACCCCTGGGACTCGGGTCAACACCAGCAACAACGGCGTGTATATGTTTGTCCGCGCCGAATCCACTATCAGCGCATACGATGCTGTGATCATGTCCAGTTACGCAGATTCGGCGAGTACCACTCCCGTTATGCGTGCTGTGCCTGTGACCACCACCAATGCTGCTGCGCTGGGTTTCAACATGGTTGGCTTTGCACAAACCGCGATTGCCTCCAGCTACTACGGCTGGGTTGGCTTGAATGGTTTGCTCAAGGTTAATTTGCTAATTGCTTGCCAGCCTAAAGTGCCTTTGTACACCACCTCTACCGCTGGATCGCTGGACGACACAACCGTGTCTGCCGGTTTCATCCAAGGTATTGTGGCTAACACCTCGGCAACGTCAGCATCTGCACCATTCTGCATGGTCAACAATGCTGGCTTGATCATGGTCGGAGCAGGCTAAAATTGGATTCCCCGCTAAAGAAGCGGGGTTTTCTTAATGAGTTTTCTACCCCTTAAAGTTACCGGTCAATGTGTTGCGGATGACAACACGCTATTCGCGCACATGGATGCTGCGATTGCGCGAGGTTATCCACAGGTTGTTCACAATCAACACGCACACGCTGGCCCAATTTTGCTGGTGGCAAGCGCACCAAGCGTCACAGGGCAACTAGAACTCATCAAGAAAATGCAAGCAGCCGGTGCGCCGGTTGTCGCCATCAAGGGCGCACACGATTGGCTAATCGAAAACGGCGTGATTCCTGACTACGCCTTAGCAATCGACCCACAAGAGCATCGGATTGCGTTCTACAAGCCCCACAGGGCTGTGCAGTACATGATTGCATCACAATGCCATCCGGCGATGTTTGACAACCTGGCGGGCTACGATGTAACCCTGTGGCATCCATATGTGATGAAAGGCCAAACGCGCCCTGCAAACGTCATGCTGATAGGTGGTGGCACTACCTCCGGCCTACGCGCCATTTCGCTGTTCTACGTCCTTGGATACCGTCAATTTGAATTGTTTGGGTTTGATTCCTGCAACACCGGCGAGGCGCTGCGGGTTAACGGCGATGGCCTAAAAGACGGCGACAAGCTGATTGAAGTCAGGATTGACCCTGATGGCGAAACTTTTTACTGCAATACGGCAATGGCGCTGCAAGCCGAGCATTTCCAAACCTACTACGACTACCTACCGGATGCGGTGTTCAATGGTCATGGGCATGGACTGATCCAAGCCATCATCCGCAAAAGGGAAGAAAACATGATGACATTGGGCAACATCATCAACACCCAAGCGCAGCAGAATAATCAAGTTTCGTTTATCCATTTTGGTGATCACTGGTCGGCAAGCTGGCGTTACAGGGCCAAGATACCGGCGGGAGATTGGGCAACCCTCAACAACTTCACCGCAGGCACATTGGTGTTTGCCAAGCCCCAAGCAAAAGAACTGATGGACATGGCGCAGGCTAAGGCGCGTGGTGCACGGGTCATTGTGGATTTCTGCGATGACCATTTTGATTGGATGCATTACACCGAGGCGCTGCGGATTGCCGATGTGGTGACTTGCCCAACCCAAGAAATGGCAAGGCGCATCAAAGCATTGGGCAAAGATGCCGTGGTTATTCCCGACCCATTTGAGTACGATAAGATGCCACCACACTGCAACGGCGTGAATCTGCTGTGGTATGGGCACGCCGTCAACAAACAAAGCCTACAGCGCATCCTGCCGGACATTGAACGTTATCCGCTGCGGGTGGTGTCTAACTTTGGCGGGGCAATCCCTTGGTCGCATGAAACCATGTTGGAAGAATTTGCCCGCGCTGACATTGTGGTGATCCCCGCCACCGATACCTACAAAAGCCCAAATCGGGCAATTGAGGCAACCCGTCAAGGGTGTTTTGTAGTCGCAGAGCCGCATCCAGCATTGGAGGGTTTCCCTGGAATTTGGATTGGCAACATCAAAGAGGGCATTGAATGGACAACAAAGCGGAACGTATCAAGCAATATCTTGGCGGCGCAGAAATTCGTGATGGAAAAATATGGGCCGCAAACAGTGATCGATGCATGGAAGACGATTACGAAACGGCCTACAACCTCGGATGCGGAAAAAAGCATTGGGACGGCTGGGTCAACGTAGACCTGTATTCCGAAACATCGGACATCAAATGCGACTTGCGTAAGCTGGAACTTGCCAGCAACTCAGCCGATGCGGTTGCCGCCATTCATGTGCTGGAGCATTTCTACGAATGGGAAGTACACGCCCTGTTGTCAGAGTGGATGCGTGTTCTCAAGCCAGGCGGCAAGATGATCCTTGAACTGCCATCGATGGACAAGGTGTTTGCCTACATTCACAATTGCGTGGTGCAAAAACAAGGATTGCAGCCGTTTATGACCACCTACGCGCTGTGGGGCGACCCCAAATACAAAGACCCTGCCATGTGCCACAAGTGGGGTTGGTTTGAAACGCCGTTACGCCAAATGCTGCAATCGGTGGGCATGGAGCGCATCGAATTCTTTGACCCGCGCTATCATTTTCCATTCCGAGACATGAGGGTTGAATGCTACAAGGTGTCCTGAGTAACGCCGAGCGCCATGCCCAAATGTCGCAGGCACATGGGCAAATGCTCAAGAAAAGGCCCAAATTTAACGACAAATGGGCATCCATTGTTTGTTATGGCCCAAGCCTTGCGGACACATGGAAACTGATAAAACGGCCCATTGTCACGGTGTCAGGCGCACATGACTACCTTGTCAGGCGCGGAATCGTGCCGGATTTCCATGTGGACTGCGACCCTCGGGAACACAAGGCGCGGATGCTGCAAAACCCGCAAGATAAGACAACTTATCTGATGGCGACCGTTTGCCACCCAAAATATTGGGAAGTGCTGAAGGGCCGCAAGGTGCGGCTGTGGCATTTGATCAACGGCGATGACCTAGAAACCGTGGCCTGGGTGATGCAAAACCATCCCGAGGGCGCAAACAGCATGATTGGCGGCGGCAGTTCAGTCGGGCAACGGGCGATGAACGTCATGGCGGCGCTGGGTTACCGGCGGTTTAACATCCACGGCATGGATTGCTCTTTTACGACCGACCGGCACGCTGCGGCGCATTTGGGCAAGGAACAAGCTAAAATTATGGTGAAAGCTGGAAACCGAGTATTTCAGACCACTAGGCAAATGCTACAAGCAGCAATTGAGATGGAGCAATTCATCACAACTCAAGATGCGGAGATCGCATTTTTCGGTGACGGGCTTATGCAAGAAACGGCACTTCAACTAAAGGAAATGGCATGAAGAACGAAACGGCTGGATGGACAAATGAAAGTTTCATGGAGGACAACCGAGGCAAGATGGCGGTGTTTTTCCATGCTGTGCAAATTAAGAACAATTACAAATCGGAATTGGAAAAGCGCCCAATTTTTGAAGAACGCATCTACTTGAAAAAACTGGTTCCAGGCGATTCCACGCTGGTGGTTGACCGCCCCATGCGCGAAACCGACATGGAAGAATTCCCCATTGAATGGGCGCGGTTTGAACAAAAGAAAGAACAGAAAGCCGATGGCACTCCGATTGAGGCATGGGCAGCAATTAGCGACACGCAAAAGGCTGAATTTAGGGCGCTCAACATTTTCACAATTGACCAGTTTGCCAAGCTGCCGGACAGTGCAGGCAATAAAATCATGGGGTTCAATGAACTGCGAGCTAAGGCCCGCGCATTTATTGGTGCGGCGCAGGATAGCCAAATGATGGACAAAATCCGCGCTGAGACTGATGAAAAATTGAAGGCCCAAGAAGTTGAAATGGCTGAACTTCGTGCCATGATTGCGGAATTGACAACCAAGAAGGCTGGCAGACCCAAGAAAGAACTGGTGGAATAAATGGCTTACACATTACTGCAACTGGTTGACCAAGTTTCGGGCGAAATGGGCTTGTCCCAACCACCGGCAGTAATTGGTTCCACCAATAACCAAACCGTCCAATTGCTGGCCTTGGCGCAGCGGTTGGGCAAAGACTTGGTGCGCGAATTTGAGTGGCAGCGGCTGGTCAAGGCTTACGTCCTGCAAACAACCGCCGGAATCAGCACCACCGGCACAATCACGGCAGGCTCAAAGGTCATTACCAGCATGGGCACAACCACAGGCTTGGAAGTTGGCAATGTGGTCACCGGCACAGGCCAGGCTCCCTACGCTGAGATTCTGACCATTGATTCGGCAACCCAAGTCACGCTGAACACGCCTGTGGCAACTTCTACGGCGGCGGTGTCAATGACGTTTGCCAAACAAGATTATGCGATGCCGACCGACTTTGATCGCATGATTTCGGACACAAATTGGGATCGCACAAACCATTGGCGCAACCTTGGAACAAAAACCAGCCAAGAATGGCAATGGCTGCAAGGCGGCATTATCTCGGTTGGCCCAAGGGAACGCTATCGTATATACAACAACCGGCTGCGGATTTTCCAAGCCTTAACAAGCATTTACACCTTTGCGTTTGAGTACGTCAGCAATTATTGGGTAATGTCTACCGGTGCAACGGCAGGCGACAAGGGCGCTTTTACCGCCGACACCGACACGACAATTTTCCCTGATGACCTCATGCTGGCGGGTCTAAAATTCTATTTTCTCAAGGCTAAGAAGCTGGATTACGCCGTGGAATTGGGTGAATTCATGCGTGCGCTGAGTTACACCAAAGCGCAAGATGTGCCTGTACCGGCGCAATCTCTTGCCCCAATTGGCATGAATCCGCTGGTTGGCCCGTGGAGTGTTCAAGACGGCAATTGGCCCGCGCAATAATGCTTGCATCATTTGGCAGAAAGCCATCAACCCAACGTAGCCAAACGGTATCTGTAGCTGCCCCTATTGGCGGGTGGAATGCCCGCGATGCATTGGGCGCAATGGAACCGATGGATGCGGTCACGTTGACAAACTTTTGGCCTGGCACAAACTCGGTCATCTTGCGAAACGGCTACACCAAATTTGCCACCGGCATCACTGGCACGGTGCAATCCATTCTTGCGTACAGTTCGGGCACATCTAATCAGCTTTTTGCTGCGGCGGTGGATTCAATTTACGATGTGACTGCTGGCGGCACGGTAGGTTCTGCGGATGTCACCGGCCTATCCAGCGCCAAATTTCAGTACATCAACATGACCACCACAGGCGGGTCATATTTGATGTGCGTCAATGGTGTGGACAAGCTGCGAACTTACGATGGTTCTGCTTGGCACAAAGACGGCGATGGATCGCCTTACAACATTACCGGCGTAGATACCGCCAATTGTTCCAACATCACGTTGTTTAAAAATCGCGTGTGGTTGGTAGAAAACGGGTCGTTAAAAGCATGGTATCTGCCAATCAACAGCATTGGCGGCGCGGCGGTGTCGTTAGACATGACCAGCCTTGTCCAATACGGCGGTTACATCATGGCTGGCATGACTTGGACGTTGGATGCCGGTTACGGCATGGACGATTACCTTGCGTTCATTACCAGCAATGGTGAAGTGGTGGTTTGGCGATTGACCGACCCAACAACGCCAAGCGGCATTTCCATGACCGGTTTGTGGAAAGTGGGCGCACCTATCGGGCGGCGCTGCTGGCTCAAGTACGGCGGCGATTTGTTGATGATTACGCAAGACGGCGTGGTTCCCATGTCCGGCAGCTTGCAATCGTCCCGCCTTGACCCTCGGGTGTCGATTACCAACAAAATCCAGTATGCGGTCAGCCAGGCGGTCAGTTCTTATGGACAAAACTTTGGGTGGAGTTTGCTTTACTACCCCAAGGAAAACCAACTGATTATGAATGTCCCGATTGCTACAGGGCAAGAACAACAATATGTGATGAACACCATCACCAAAAGCTGGTGCAATTTTACCGGTTGGAGCGCCAATTGTTGGGAAATTTGGCAAGATGACCCCTATTTTGGCGGTGATGGCTATGTTGGCAAAGCGTGGAATGGCACGGTGGATGACACATCCAACATCAACGGGTTTGCTTTGCAAAGTTTTCAAAACTACGGGTCGGCAACCCAAAAGCAATGCAAAATGATTCGTTATCACTTGTTGAGCAACGGCACACCGGCGATTTTTGGCAACGTGAACGTTGATTACAACCTTGCCGACCAAAGCGCCCAGCTTAGTTTTTCCGCTACGCAATATGGAACTTGGGATAACGGCCTGTGGGATATCGCCTATTGGGGCGGCGGGCTTAACCCTACCGCTGATTGGCAGGGAACGACCGGCATCGGATATTCTTTTGCGCCCACGTTGAACACCGCTACTCAGGGTATAGAATTGCAATGGGTCGCAACCGACTTGGTGTTTGAGGCTGGTGGTGTCCTTTGAGATCACTTCAGACCATTCGGCAGGACATTGGACTGCAAAAAAGGTCGATGGTGGCTACTTTCAAGAGCGCAGCCGGTCTATCGGGTTGAAGAAAGACGGCGAATTTGTCGCTGGTGTCATCTACGAAAACTGGCATGGCAAGTCAATTACTTGCCACATTGCGGTCACCGGCAGAATGACTCCGGCCTATTTGTTTGCCATCTTTGACTACCCGTTTAATGTTTGCAAGGTCGGCAAAATCATTGTGCCGGTCAGCAGCGCAAACATCACAAGCATCAAATTCGTTGAAAAAATGGGTTTCCATGAGGAAGCGCGGATCAAGGATGCAATGGCAGACGGGGACATGGTAATTTTCACCATGCCAAAGGAACGATGCAAATATTTGGAGAATCGATATGGGAAAAAGTGCACCACAAGCACCGGCAACGCCTGATTACGCTGCCTCAGCAGCCGCACAAGGCGCTGCAAACGTCGAGGCCGCACGGGTTGGCTCAAAGCTATCCAATCCCAATATGTACACGCCCTATGGCACGCAACTGATTTCCTATGACGGCGACCAGCCGACCATTACGCAAACGCTGACCCCACAGGCTCAAAAAACGCTAGAGGAACAGCAAAACACGCAATATCAGCTTGCATCACTAAGCAGCAAAGGCGCTGGCCTTGCAAGCAATGTCCTTGACAAGTCTTTCAATTTTGGCGGGCCGGATGTTCAAACTTCGCTGGATTTGAGTAATGTCGCCAAGATGCCGGTCAATGCTGGAACGACAGGCCAAGAAGCCATCATGTCGCGCCTAGAGCCGTCATTGCAAAGACAACGCACATCCACCGAAACCCAACTGATTAACCAAGGGTTGCGCCCTGGCACAGAGGCTTACGACAACGCCATCCAATTATTGGGACAGCAAGAAAACGATGCCCGCACACAAGCTGCGCTGACCGGCATCAACTTGGACACAAGCGCAAATGCACAAGGCTACAACCAAGCCCTGCAAGGTGCACAGTTTGGCAACACCGCCCAACAACAGGCGCTTGCACAGGCCATCCAACAACGCCAAATGCCGTTGAATGAAATTACGGCATTGATGTCCGGTAGTCAGATTCAAAACCCGCAATTTGGCGCTTACCAAGGCTCCAATGTGCAAGCCGCGCCGGTGTTTGCAGCTACTCAAGCAAAAGGCCAAGCCGAGCAAAATGCCTACAACCAGCAAGTGGCAGCGCAAAACGCAAACACCGCAGGGTTGTACGGCTTGGGCGGCGCAGCTATCAAATATGCGTTTTAATCAGGAGATATAAATGGCAACAGTAAGCCTGATTGATCCTTACTCTCAAAAAGCGGAAGAAATTGCGCGGCGGCAACGCATGGCGCAAGCATTGCAAGAATCGGGATCGCAAGTTTTGCAAATGCCAACAACGCCAGGCGTGGCAATCAGCCCTTATGCTGGGTTGGCAAAGATTTTGGAATCCGGTCTTGGCGCATATAAAGAAAAACAAGCGCGGGAAGATTACGCCAAGTTGCAAACCGATTACCGTGACAAGTACAACACGCAATTTGAAAATTTTGCGCGAGCATTGTCTGCGCCTGCACAAGAAGCGTTTGCGGGACAAGAAGCTATTGAAGCCAAACCAGCGCAAATGGCTCCTCAAATTGAAAAAAGTTTTGGCGGCTATGGAATGCCGCGAGAAGTTGGGCAATACGAAGTTTCTCCGGCTGTTGCAGGCCAAGCCGCTATTCCTGCAAGGCCAGCACTTCCCGCCGGTTACATCAGCCCTGAGACGCTACAAGGATTTGACATTCCCGAAGTCAAGCAATTAGCAATGGCTAAATACTTGCAGCAGTTTGAGCCAAAAACGCCAATTAAAGGGTCGCCTGGCGATGTATTTTTTGACCCAACTACAGGCAAAGAACGATTTAGCGTTCCCGCTGTTTCAAAAATTGACAAACTTGCACCACATTGGGAAGCAACAACCCAAGAAGTTGGTGGGAAACCTGTGGCTGGTTGGATTAACTTAAACGCCGCAGACAAAGCAGGTTCTTTTGTTCCTGGCGCAAAACCAGCAGAGGCAAAAGCTGTTGCGCCTGTTTGGAAAGAAGTGGCCCGTGGTGGCAAAATTTATTACGAAAATTTCAACGAAACTGACCCTGCAAAACGTCAAGCCGGTGCAATTGAAAAAGAAGCTGTTAAGACACCGCCGCATTACAGCGAAATTGAAAACAATGGACGGGTGGTTATTGTTGACATGAGTTTGCCAGCGGATCAGCGTTTGGCTAATGCTCAAGATAAAGGGCCAATTCGCAACAATCTTGAAAAAATCGAAACCAATGATGAAAATGGGAAACCGGTTACTCGCTATGTTGACAAGACGCAACTTGCCACATTGGGCGACATTCCTGGTCAATACAAAGGCTTTATGTCGGACATGGCAGAAGCCGGTCAGCTACCAAAAAATTGGCAAAGCATTCCGGAAATTGCTGGATTGGTGCGCGAAAACCTTATCAACAAAGCTGGCGGCATTACACCAAAAGACTTGGCAAGCCTAAAAGTCAGAATTGCAGAAGCTGCCTCGCGTCTTGCATACGAAGGAGTGCCAGGATTTAGTGCTGCTGGCCTTACACCACAATTGCCAAACTTTACAACTTTGTCAGGCGGTGCGCCCGCACCCGCCGCTGTGGGTGCACTAAAAATCACCACCCGCGCAGAAATTGCAGATGCGGCAGCGCGATCTGGCAAATCAATTGAACAAGTAACCCGCGATGCAGTCGCAAAAGGCTATAAGGTGCAATGATGGCTTTGTACGATGATCTTTATGGTACGCCTGCACCCGCTGCGGCTGCACCAGCACAACGCCGTGTTGCGCCGGTTGTAATGCCCCAGCCTGCTGCATCTGCGCCTGCTCCCGATGCATTGGTTGCTGCCATGCAAACAATGAAAGCTGGTGGGGTTGCCCCTGCTGCCATTGCAGGCGCATCATTGCCCCGTCAACAAGGAGAAAGCCCTCGCGCCTACGATCAACGCATGGCAATTGCCCGCGCAGAAGCTGACAAAGCAGCACGGGAAGCGGTTGCGCCTGCCAAAAAACGTGATTTGCCATCGGGTGAAGTAGAAAAAATCACGGCAATAGACAATTCATTTGGCGCACAAGCACGTTTGTTGGACACATTTAGACCGGAATATGGCGGTTACAAAGCTAAATTTGCGGGCGACCTTGTTAACACAATGGCAAGCACATTTGGCGGCGACAAAGAAGCACAAGCCGATTGGTGGAAATCGTATAACGCCAATGACAATATTGCCCGTAATGCGTTATATGGCGCATCTTTGACTCCTGGCGAAACAAAAGCATGGGAAGCAACAACGGCAGACATAAGCATGACTCCATCAATGATTAAAAAACGCATGGAAGAACGTGCGGCATTGATTGAGGCAAAGCGCAAAACTACCCTTGAAAACCTTGGAAAAGCAAATTTCAATGTAGAGAATTTTCAAACCGCGCCAACCAATTTTGCGCCCGCTGCTGTTGCTGCGCCGCCCGCCGCCGCGCTAAAAGAAGGTCATATCACAACCTTTAAGAATGGGCAACAATGGACTTTGACAAACGGTAAACCGGAAAAGGTGAACTAATGGCAGACCAATGGGAAGTTGTATCTGTAGCGCCTGCTGCGCCGCCGCAATGGGATGTTGCGTCTGTTGAGCCAATTCCATTCAGCACAATGAAGATGCTGGGCAATGCGCCTGGCAGTTTTAAGAAAAATGTAATTGATGGTTTGGTACAGGCTGTTTCAAGCCCCGTACAAACCGCAAAAGGAATGGTTGATGTGGCCCGTGGCGGGTTCTATAACGCCATGCCGGAGCCGGTGCAGCGCGGTCTGACTGCTATTGCGCCATACAACCCATTGGGCAGTCCGGAAGACTTGCAGCGGTCACAAACAGCCGCCAATGTAGTTGGTCAAGAATTGGTAAAGCCTTACAGTTCAGCGCAAGGATTTAAGCAAACCTTGCAAGAAGACCCATTTCGCATTTTGGGCGATGTGTCAATGCTTGCCGGTGGCGCAGGCGCAGGGCTTAAAGCTGCCAACATTGGTGCAAAAACAGCACAGGCTGGCAACATATTGACCAAAGCATCGGATGTTCTCAATCCGGTCAGCCAAGCCATTGCCGCCACCAAAGCTGTTGGCAAAGGCGCTGAAGCAATTGGCAAAGGTTACTTGGCTGCAAAGTCAGGTGTTGGAACAGAGCCAATCAATCAAGCCATTAAAGCCGGTGCGGAAGGCAATCAAACCTTTTTAGAGAATATGCGCGACAAAGTGCCGTCTCTACAAGTTTTAGATGATGCCAAAGCAAACTTGGCTCAGATGAATAAAGATAAACAAGACGCATATCGATCGGGCATGGTCAACATCAAGAATGACAAAACTGTCCTTGATTTCACCGGCATTGACAATGCGTTAAAAAATGCTGAAAGCATGGCGTATTACAAGGGCAAAATTAAAGATCAGACCGCTGCCAATGTGCTAGAAGACATGAAGAAAAAAGTGGCTGATTGGAAAAATTCCAATGCCGCTGACTATCACACGCCGGAAGGCATGGATGCCTTAAAACAAACGCTTTGGGAATCTTTTGGCAAGCTAGGTCAAGAAGAAAAAACCGCTTTTAGTGCTGGCAAACAAGTTTACGATGCGGTCAAATCTGAAATTGGCAGACAAGCGCCAACTTATGCCGAAGTGATGAAGGGTTACAGCGAATCGTCTGATTTAATCAACGAAATTGAACGCACTTTGTCATTAGGCAATAAAGCATCTGCCGACACCGCAATGCGTAAGCTGCAATCGTTGATGCGAAATAACGTTAACACCAACTATGGGCAAAGACTCAGTTTAGCGCAACAGTTATCCGCAGCAGGCGGTAGAGATTTGATGCCCGCATTGGCAGGCCAAGCCATGAACAGCTTGACACCTCGCGGTTTGCAAGGTGCATCCAATGTTCCAACAGCTTATTTGGCATATGGCGCTGGTGGCCCAGCTTTGGCGGTTGCTGATGTTTTGTCATCTAGCCCCAGGGTTGTGGGCGAAACGGCATACAAGTATGGTCAGATGGCTGGAGCCTTGAATAAAGGCAAAGAAGCGGTGTCTAACCTTGCTCCAATGACCGCACAGCAAGCTAAGATGGCGGCTCTGTTAGCAGGGCAAGCGGGCAACCAACAAAGCGGACTTGATGAATGGCTGCGCCTTAATCAAGAAGCACTAGCACAGCAACAAAGGTGAAACCATGAGTTACAACGGCTCCGGCACATTCCAAATCAACACCTCGGGGCAGCCCGTGGTGACCGGCACGGTTATCAGCAGTTCCGCATTTAATGCGCTGACCGCAGACCTAGCCACCGGCCTGTCTACCGCAATCACAAAGGACGGGCAAACGGCGACCACCGTGCGAATTCCGTTTGCACAAGGTATCAACTCAAGCCTTGCCACAGACTCTACAAGCGGCTCTACAGGCTCAATTTTTACCGCTGGCGGGGTAGGTATTACCAAGGCGCTCTATGTTGGCACAACCCTTACTTACGGCGGCGTTACCTTGTCGGCATCAGTCACCGGCACGGGCAAAATGGTGCTGGACAACACGCCAACATTGATTACCCCTGTGCTAGGCGTGGCTACGGCAACCAGCATCAACAAAGTTGCATTTACAGCGCCTGCAACGTCTGCAACGCTGACCATTGCAGATGGTGCAACCCTTGCCACATCGGGCGCATATTCATTGACCTTGACCGCTACAGCGGCAACCAATGTCACATTTCCGACCACGGGCACATTGGCAACCTTGGCGGGTTCTGAGGCGTTTACCAACAAAACGCTAACCAACCCCACTGTGACCAATTATGTTGAAAGTGTGGTGGCTATTGGAACGGTGACCAGTTCGTCAACCATAGCGTTAACCAGCGGCACAGTACAAACTGCAACTCTTACAGCATCAACTGCTTGCACGTTCACCATGCCTACGGCGACTGCGGGAAAGTCTTTTGTGCTATTGCTTAAACAAGCAGTATCCACAGGTAACGGCACGGCGACATTTACCGGTGTGAAGTGGGGCACAGCAGGCGCACCAACCATCACCGCCACCGCAGGCAAGATGGACATCTTGACCTTTATTGCTGACGGCACAAACTGGTACGGTTCTGCTGCCCAAGGGTACACACCATAATGTTTGCCGCTAAAAACTTTTTTTTGGCTGGCCCGTCTTACCTTGGGCCATCAACTGTTGAATACCTTGTAGTTGCTGGCGGCGGTGCGGGTGGAAATGATAGGTCGGGCGGCGGCGGTGCGGGCGGTTATTTAACAGCATCAGGTTTTGCAGTATTACCTGGCACAGCAATCACAGTCACGGTTGGTGCTGGTGGTGCTACAAATCCCACATCTTTAGGTTCGGGAAATAACGGGTCAGATTCAGTATTTAGCTCCATTACATCTCTTGGCGGCGGCGGCGGTGCGGGAACTACATCTATTAATGGACTTGGTGGTGGATCAGGTGGAGGCGGTAACACTCCATCAGGTACTGGCGGTTCGGGCACGGGAGGACAAGGCAATACTGGTGGCGCGGGTAGCATAGGGCCAACAGGTTATTGCTCCGGCGGTGGCGGCGGTGCGGGTGCTGTTGGTCAAACTGCGCCCAATTCAACAACTGCCGGTAACGGCGGTGCGGGTAGCGCAAGCAGCATAAGTGGCAGCAGCGTTACTTATGCTGGTGGTGGCGGTGGTGGCGGCAACAGCGGCACGGCTGGAACTGGTGGTAGCGGCGGTGGCGGGAATGGCTCTGTAAGCACAAATGGTTCTCCTGGAACTGCAAATACTGGCGGTGGCGGTGGCGGCGCGGTAGGTTCTGCGTCACCAAATGGCGGTTCAGGCGGTTCCGGCATTGTCATCATTCGTTACGCAGACACATTTGCAGCGGCAACATCAACCACAGGCTCGCCCACAATTACAGTGGCAGGCGGTTACCGTGTTTACCAATGGACTGGATCAGGGAGTATCACATTCTGATGGCACACTTTGCAAAACTCAATTCTGAAAATGTTGTGGAACAAGTTGTTGTTGTCCACAATAATGACGCACCCGATGAAGCCGCAGGCGTAGCATTTTGTCAGTCTTTGTTTGGCGGTGATTGGAAGCAAACCAGCTACAACGGGCGCATCCGCAAAAACTACGCTGGCATTGGTTTTACCTACGATGAAAACCGTGATGCGTTTATCCCACCACAGCCATTTTCAAGCTGGACGCTGGTAGAGGCAACGTGCCAATGGACAGCACCTGTTGCAATGCCTACTGATGGCAAACTGTATTCATGGGATGAGGCCACACTATCTTGGATTGAAGTGATGTAATGGAATTTCAACCAGTGTTTAACCTTGTCGGCGGCGCGGTCTTGGTTGCTGTCGGGTGGTGGTGCAAAGAAATATGGGACTCGGTCAAAGCCTTGAAAAACGACATCAAGGCCATTGAGATTGACTTGCCCAAAAACTACGTCAGCAAAAAAGACATTGAAAACCGGTTTGACAAGATCGACGCAACGCTAGAGCGCATCTTTGACAAGCTAGAAGCAAAAGCCGACAAGTGATTGATCAGATTGCATCTGCTGATAACCCGTGGCCCAACACCGAAACAAAAACGGTGTTGGTCTGCCGCTTGCCCAAAAAAGATGACAAACCAAGCACAAACGAATTTTTAGACAAAGACGGGCGCATTTGCCGATGGGTAGTGGTCAATAAAAAATGATTGACCCGATTACCGCTTTTGCAGCCGCGCAAGCAGCGGTAAAAGGAATCCAAGCCGCCATCAAGCTGGGCAAGGATGTTCAAGGCATTGCGGCTGACCTTGGCAAGTTTTTCGAAGCTAAAGACATTGTTCAGCAGGCGGCAAACAACCCTAAAAAATTCAAAAGCGACACCGCGCAAGCATTAGAAACGGTGATGCAGGCCAAGCAGCTTGCAGAGGCCGAAACCCAACTTAAAAACACGTTGATTTGGTCGGGCAATGCTGATGTATGGGAAGGCGTACTGCTGGAGCGCAACAACATCATTCAAAAGCGCAAAAAAGCCGAAATGGAAGAAGCCCTTGCCAAAGCTAAAAAACGTCAGCAAATCATGGAAGCTGCAAGCATGGTGTTTTGGATTGTGATTTTTATTTCTGCCATTGGTCTTAGCTACTTTTTCACAGTTTTGTTTCTTGAAAGGAAAGCATCATGGATTGGTTAAAAACGATTGCTCCAACGGTTGCCACAGCCCTTGGTGGCCCATTGGCTGGCATGGCTGTATCTGCTATTGCCAAAGCCATTGGATGCAGCCCTGATGAAGTGCAGGACGTTATCAGCAGCGGCAAGCTGACCGCCGAGCAAGTAGCATCTATCCAGCTTGCAGAACTAGAATTGAAAAAACAAGCGCAATCCATGAATTTGGACTTTGCCAAGCTGATTGCCGAGGATAAAAAGTCTGCACGCGATATGCAGATTGCCACCAAGTCATGGATTCCACCCGTCATGGCGCTTGGCGTTACCTGTGGATTCTTTGGCATCCTGTTTGGCCTGATGTATGGTCAGATTCAGCACGCCCCGCAAATTGACATCATGTTGGGTTCGCTAGGCACGGCTTGGACGGGAATCATCAGCTTTTACTTTGGCTCTAGTGCTGGCAGCCAAGCCAAAACCGAATTGTTGCGCCAAGCGGAGGCCGCCAAATGAAAGACAACTTTGATACATCGTTTGAGCGCGTCATCAAGTCTGAGGGCGGCTATGTCAATGATCCTGCCGACCGTGGCGGGGAAACCAATCTTGGCGTAACCATTGGCGCATGGGGTGCTTACCTTGGGCGTGAGATCAAGCCAGGCGAAATGAAAGCATTGACAAAGGAAACCGTCAAGCCGTTTTACCGCGCCATGTATTGGGACAAAGTAAAAGGCGACGATCTGCCTTTAGCGGTCGATTACGTTGTTTTTGACTTTGCCGTAAATGCAGGGGTTAGCCGCGCCGCAAAGTTTCTCCAGCGGGCTGTAGGGGCGGTGGATGACGGCGTGATTGGTAGTGGCACATTGGGCAGAGTTGCCGTGACCAACAAGCAAAGGCTACTTGCTAATTTTGCCGACCAAAAACAGCGGTTTTACCAAGGTCTTGCAACCACCAACCCTAGCCAGCAAAAGTTTCTAAAGGGTTGGCTTGCCCGTGTAAACCATGTTCAATTGGCAGCGGAAGCTATGCTGGCCTGATGCACCAATGCAGCGTGCATCTTAGAAACTTCGACAAGCGCCTCTTGGGTCAATTTAATAGCCAAGTCAGTCTTGTTGTCCAACACGGCCCAATGTGCATCTTTAAGCGCCTTTTCAGCGTTCATGCAGGGTCTTGCATAATCAATCACCGTTCTTCTCCTTGATGTCGTAAAACCAATCGTCGCCAGCACTCCATTTGCGCGTGCCATCAACTGTCCAAAAAGTTTGCGCGGCCTGAAAATCAGGAAATTTTGTTTCAGCGGGCACAAGGCTTTGGTCATACCAAAGACAGCGGTTGTTTGGTTGGCAAGCAAACTGCCCGTTTTCTAGGCGCATGAAATTAAACGATTTGTGTTCTTCAGCTTGTTCTGTAAAGCCGGTGTCTAAGTCTTGCCCATCGGCGCAAAAATCTACGGTGAACAAGTAATGACCATGATGCCATTGCTTGTTTTTGCCTAAAAACTTCACGCCTAAGTTACGCAATGCAATCTTTTCCACAACCGTAAACCGATAGCCCATGCAATCCCATAACTGCAAAAAATCAATGGGCAAATTACCGTGGTCAGTTTTCCACACATACGCATGGATGGGTAGCTTGTCGTACAGCGCCCCGTAAGCTGGCAACAAGGATTCAATCCTAAACACTTGCCCGCGTAATGCTTTGATGCTGACCCAAATCGCTGGCTCTAGTTCGCCGTGGCCTTTTGTGAAGTTGTGCAAAAACTCACGCCGCACAAAGCATTTCAATGGCGGCAACGCCGCAACAATGTAACTCATGTTTTTTCTTGCGGTGAAGAATAAAGCGCCATGCCAACAGGCAAAACCATTGCGGGGTTTAACGGCTCAACAATAAACCTACCAAAAGACATTCCAGTTACATACGCTATAGGCTCCTGCGTTGGCTGTGCCCTTGCATCACACGCAATACATCCGTCAACGCAGTACTTGCATTTACCGTCCTGCAACTTGTCCGCAGCCATAGCACGTTTGGCTTGAAAACCGCCTTGTCTGCGCTCAATGGCCTCAAACGCCTCATCTTCTTCTGTTTTCATAACATCCCACCTTTCAACGTAATGCAAGTGCCCTCAATCATGGTGACCATGCTGTTGCCTTTAAGCGCCATCTTTTGCAAATTTTCTTTTTGCACGTCTACCGCAGCGCGGCATTGTTGTTCAGTCTTGTACCAAGTTTGCGCTTGCATGAACTCGCAATTGTTATTCATGCACACAAACAAAACGGGGATGTAAAGAATGTGAATCATGCTATCAATCCCCACACAATGCCTGCCACTACTGCCATAAACAAACAAAAGAAAAACACGGCAATTACTACTTTTACCAAAGCAATAAAAAGACCGCCGCCATCTGATTCGTCATCATTCATTTGCAATGCTCCGTAAAAATTGCCATTGCGTTTTTGCATGGCGGGCAATAAGTTGCGTAGCCAATCCAAAAAAACAGCACGGTTACGGTGCAGCTAAAGCCAATCAAGGCCAATGTGGTTTCAATCAATCTCATAACAATGACCTTTGCTGTGGTTGAAATGCCCATTCACGTTCAAGTCGGTTTGACAATGATTTGACCAACTGACCCGTTTGCTTGATCAGCCCTTGGCGCTCCAATTCGGGCAACCGGCGGCTGATTTGATTTTTGTCCAACTTGGACAGCAGCATGATGCCGTCTTTGCCCAACGCCCCGTGACGCTGTAGGCAATCAACAATGATGATGGCGTGATCTTTAGCCAAGCCATTGGCCTGATCTGCCGCCATCCAGCTTGTCACCGGATCGGTGTTTCTAGAACGGTATGTCATCTTCGTTGTCCTTTGGCAAACCTTGAAACTTGTCCTCGCGTGGGCGCGGCTCATTCAAAAACGCCCAACCGTCCCAACCGCCCTCTTTCAGCGGGATTACATCCAATTTGAGCATTTCGCCTTTTTGCGTTTGGATGATTGATCCAATGCGCTGATAACGGTTCTTTTGTTGGCCCTCGGCATTGGTGTAACTTCCAACGATACAAGTGACTTCCATTTTTGTTTTTGACATGATTACCCTTTAAGTGATTCGGCGTGTTTTTTGATGCTGCTGCGAGTTTTGCTGTCAAGCATTCCCCACAAAGCGGTCTTTTCTTCCACATCGGTAACGCCCAAATATTCTTCAAACGCACCGATAAGGTCATTGGCGCTCATGCGCTCATCAATGGCTGCTGCAACATCTGCAACAATTGCCATGCGGCTGGGCGGCACAAGGTCAGTCTTGGTCGCTGACACTTTTGGCGATGGCCTGGATGCCGCATTGCCATCATCATCTTCGCCTGCTATGCCCGCCGCCGCCATCAATGAGTATCTCCGCGCATAGGTCAAAGCCGACCCAAACCCCTGGGCGTCTTGTTTGCTGGCAGGAACGTGCAGCTTTCCGCATTCCATCATTTCGCCCGATTCATGGACAAACACGGTTTCCACAGTCACGCCGGTGTTGTCCTCAGATGTGCGCTGAATCAAGGCTATTCCTGCGGCGTTTAAGGCATCTACAACGGCCTCAATGCAACCAGCAAGGTCAACATACTTAGACCGAAAATGCGGGTTTGTGGACGTTTTTAACGCCGGTGCAAAACCGCGCTGGGCGCGTACTAACGCTGATGCAATATTTTTCATAAGTCACCTCCAAAGTCTTCACCACATTTTTCACAAGTGAAATACCACAGCACGTTTACATCGTCAACGGTGTGGCGCGTCATTTCGCCGCAATCATTGCCACAAATTGGGCATTCGTAATCTTCACGGGGTCTGTCAAAAGTAGCGTCTGTTTGCATTAGTAGTACCTCGGGCCGCAAGTTACATCAACAATGGTTTCAGCGGTATAGCCATTGATTTTGCGTTTGCCAAACACCGTGATTGCCCGCAAGCCGGACTTTTCACATTGTTTGATTGCGTCAATGACTTCGTTGCGGCCCATTGGTTGGATTTGCTTGTCCATCACTAGGTGCTGCTCGGTCATGGGCGGTTCGCTGGCGCAACCTACCAGCGCAAGGCATAGCAAGTATTTCATGCACGCTCTCCCATCAGCATCTTTTCAATGTTGCCGATTTCTTCCACAGCGTATTCCATTTCTTGGCACAGATGCCGCACTTGCGCCCGCAAGCAGCCAACTTCGTAGGCTAGCCGGTCAGCGGTGTTGGTGCTGTAAGCCTGGGCGCGGTCTTCACAGTCTTTGATGATTTCCATTGCGTTCATTTTTCAATCCTTTCGTTGATGTATTTGCACAGGTACTGACGGGTTGCGGTGTTAAGGTAGTCCACCCATTCCAACCCGTCCTGCATGACAGAGAAAACGGTCAAGCTGTCATCTTTCATGTCGTATTCGTAACCGACCACCAAGGTGGCATATTCGCCGTTGTCTTTTAAATCCCATTCGACTTCCATGTATGCGTGATAGGCCATTTAGTCCTCCAATGTTTTTTCTAATTGTTCTTCCAAGTAGCGAATCAGGTCTTTGCTCAAAATGTCCAAGAATTCAACGCCGTTATGCTTGATAGACCAAATGCTGACCCATTCTTTTCTAGGGTCATCACAGCGAATTACGTCATAAGCAATTTCAAATTCTGCGCCCTCATAGGTGTATTCGATGATGTTCATGCTTGTTCTTTCTCAAGTGGTACATCACGCCATTCACCCTCTGCTTTTCGCAAAGGTATATCACCAGTCCAACCAAGATTAATGGTTATTGATTTTTCCCACCATTGCTGAAGGATGCGGATTGGAGTTGGCTCATAACGAATTACAAAGCGCAGTTTGGGTGTTGGTGTCATACGCCGCCTCCAACAAAAAAACCAATTGTGAAAATGATGATGGCAATGCAAACGTGGACAATGATGCTGTCCCAAGTTTCTTTTTTCATGCTTTTTCTCCTGTTGCATTAGAAGCAAACATTTGGATATGGCATCCGCGCTTGATAAGCAAGTTGACTGCTTTAAGTGCGTTGGTAAGGCTAGTGAATTCCAAGCGGTTATCGCCTGGCACAAATGGTTGTCCTGAAACAACTTCTACGATGTAAGTCACTTTCATTTACTGACTCCTAAAAAGACCGCTGCAATGTGTGCGGGTTAGATGCATTGTAAGCCAGCTTAACCACGCAAAACAAGCTAAATGAAAATATTTTCTAGGGGATAACCCTAATTTTTAGCCTCATAAGACAGCTTACAATCGCAGGATGACCAAACAGGAACTTATCGACAAAGCAGGCTCACGCAAGGCGCTGGCTGAGTTGTTGGGCATCAGCCTGGCAGCCATCAGTCAATGGACGGTCATTCCAAGGGCGCGGCTGTGGCAGCTTAAAAATTTACGGCCCGAATGGTTTAACCCTTAAATTTCATGCATAATCCAACCCGTCTAGAGTGGCATCTAGGCGATAACGCTAATCGGAAACCCCGCAGGGTACTGTGTGGTCTTGTCAGACGACAAGCGAGATTTTTGATTAGCGTCAATCGTCTTGTTGTTGCTCTCGCCAAGAGCCAAGACCACAGAGCATCTTGCGGGGTTTTTGCTTTTGGACAACGCAATGCGGTACGTCGGTGGTTGCGTCTGAGATACCCTGCTGCACGAGCAAGCCAAGGCAGGGAGCGTGGGCTAATACCTAGAGCGCGGTGGTTGAAACAGTCTGGGTTAGTGCGATGCGATGACATGGCTCCGAAAAGCAAGTCACGGCACAGAGCGAACTTTGGTTATGACCACGGTAAGGCTGTGCTTTGCTCCAACATTCACCAAAAAGCAAATGGAGAAGGCGATGTTTGAATCAGGATTTGATAAGTTTTGGATTGCTTACCCTAAGACTCCCCGCAAAGGCGCAAAGTCTGAATGTCAAAAAAAGTGGGTCAAGTTTTACTGCGAGACTCAGGCCGACCAAATCATCAAGCACATTGAATGGATGAAGACCACCGAACAATGGCTAAAGTCAAACGGCGCATTCATTCCTGCGCCTTTGGTTTACCTTAATCAACAACGCTGGGACGGGGCTGAAGTGCCTGAGATGCCCGCCAAGATTGATTCTGCGCTGCAAAAGATTTTTGAAGATGACAAAAAAGCCGCACCTATGCCTGACCACATTCGGAAACGCTTAAACGAATTGCGTGGTCGCCGTGTATGACCCCGAAGCTATCCGCGCCCGTGTGTTTGCCGACATGGTGCGTTTATGCCGTTTGCCAGCCTGGAAAGAATGGGCATGGCGCGAAGTGCAACACATGGATGAAGATGCTTTGTTTGCGGGCATCAAGGCCCATGTTTTGGAAGAAATGAAAAAATGAAATTTCTTAGTGTTTGCAGCGGGATCGAGGCGGCAAGTGTCGCTTGGCATCCATTGGGCTGGGAATCGGTGGCGTATTCGGAAATTGAGCCGTTCCCTTGCCAAGTGCTAAAGCACCATTACCCAACCGTGCCCAACTTGGGCGATATGACCAAATTTAAGGAGTGGCCTGATGCAGATGTCGATGTTTTCGTTGGAGGAACACCATGCCAATCTTTCTCAGTTGCAGGACTCAGAAAAGGATTGGATGACCCGCGTGGCAACCTCATGCTTACCTATCTTGCCATTGCTAAACGATATCGCCCCAACTGGTTGGTCTGGGAAAACGTCCCCGGCGTTTTGTCCTCCGCTGGAGGACGGGACTTTGGTTCCCTCCTCGGAGGGTTGGCAGTCCTCGGGTATGGGTTCGCATACAGGGTGCTTGACGCTCA